CAGCGAAGCGACTCAAGGCAGTCGAACCAGTCTGTCTATCCAATGAGATAGGATTGACCACATAGTTATTCAATAGAGTGAATACTTGATTGGCATAGACTTGAATATAGCCGTGCTTCTTCTCAACCTCAAAAATGACGAAATCCTGCTCACCGTGAAGATCATCAGCCGTTAGGAATGTCTCTTCCTTCAACTTCTCCCACAAGGGATCAGAAGTCGGAAATCGGAAGCTCAATTGGTAAGTGCTATTATCCTCTTGAACAATTTCATCAGCATAAGCAGCATTCAGAGGCATATTCCCATTTGTTAAATAAATCAAATCTTATACCTCCAGTTTGGTCGAATAGTAATTTTACGGACATTTCCAGTAAACGAGATGCCGACCTTACCAGTCGGTATTTCCAAGAACCCTCCACGTTTCCTGAGAGTGTTCTGAACCGCGCCAGTAGCGTTGTAGATATTCTGCTTGCCTTGCCTGCAATCAATCGTGGCCTTGGTCTTAATCGTAAGATACATGATCTTACGGCCAATTGTAAGAGAGATGTCACCATCCCCCTCGATCTCGATGATTGGCTCAGAATAAACCGTCCCAAGATTATTGATTGTACCAGATGCTGTAAGAACCACAGGATCTATATTTTTTTGGTATCGGAACGGTTGCATTTCTAACTTGATTTCTAACTTCCAAGCATGATTTCCAAAAGGTTCAAAACTAGCAGTCACAAAGTTAGCATAAAACAATGAGCCAAGCTGATAGCTAAATTCCAAAACATTATCATTCGATTGAAATTTATCAAGAATACTTGAAATCTCAACCATTTTTTTAACGTGGAGAGTGAAGGTCCTTTCGTAACTGTCGAAAGAACCGTCTAACACACGGTAACTACCATTGACTCCATAAAGGGTTGCCTTCTCTCCTTTTGGCTTAGCAGCCTCCACCTTCCCAAAGTCAGTCACAACACAACCAGGAAGGGTTGATGTGTTAAAATCATTGATAATCATATAATCCATTAAATTCCCCTCCTTGCATATATTGCACCGTGTTGTTCATACGTTTTCATCGAAATAATGTCATTGTCTAGGTAGATATCTGACGATTTTTCAAGGATAGCAGTAAGGATTTTCTCCATACTTGCTCTCAGAATCGCTATCTCAGACACGGTTTTGCTTTCCTGTGCTTCAAATTGAGCTGATGGCATAGCCAACTGGGCTTCTATGCTTTTAGTAACAGATGCAGATGAATTCAGGTCAAGATTATCTCCTGAAAATACATCTGAAATTTCATCAGCCATCCCTCCGACTGTTTGTTTGACATCCTTAAATTGATCTTGCAATCCTTGGTCTAACCCTTTCATGATTGCAGTACCGGCAGGGATCAAGAGTTTACGGTCATATTCAATAGGCCCTTTATGATCACGAATCCAACTAGCAATTCCACCAACAAAGCTAGTTACAGAAGACCACATGGATTTTAATCCATTCAAGAAACCTTGCAAGATTGCTTGACCTGCAGCGTACAGATCGATATTCCATAATTGGTTGAAGAATCCAGTTACACTTGATACAAGTGCTGAAACTCCACTACTCATTAAATTCCAAGCATTTTGTGCGCCTGATACAAGACTATTAATGATATTTAGGACAGTAGAAACTAAAGAACTCCAAGCGTTACTTGCTGTTGACTTGATGCCTTCCCACAAACCAGATAGAAAACTCATAAAGCTATTCCATAAATTTTGTGCCCCCTGAATCAAACTTGTAATCAGATTTGATACAGTAGATTTTATCCATTCCCAAGCCACTGAAGCAGCCGACTTGATAAACTCCCAAATCGCAGATAAGGCAGCCGAAAAGTTTTCAAAAACAGCAATACCATACCCTACAATAACATCCACGACTCCAGAGAAGTATGTTTTAATCCCCTCCCAAATCATAGAGATTCCATTTTTGATTCCTTCCCAAATCAGAGAAAGATCTACGCCTAATTGATCAAAGTTTCCTGTCACAAGGTCGATGATGATCAGAATAGCACCCAAGAAAATCGATTTGATAAATTCCCAAGCACCTTGAAAAATCATCTTAATCCCTTCCCAAATTTGAGTAAGACCGTCTGAAATGTTATTCCAAACATTCATAAATCCATCTATGAACGGTTGAATAATAGCCATCACTACCGTTGTGATTGCTGTCCATGCCATAGATGCAGTCTCTTGAATACTTACCCACAAGTCAGAAAAGAAAGTTACAACAGCAGTCCACATCGCCTTTAAAGACTCAATGTAAGCATTCCAAGCTGTAACAACTCCATCCCACAATGTGCTAGCACCTTCAGAGATACCAGACCAAAGACCGACAAAGAAATCAGCAATCCCCTGCCAAGCCTGCTTAATCCAATCCACAAAAGATGACCAAATTTGCTGACCAGTTTCTGTTTGAGTGAAAAACCATACAAGACCTGCAGTCAATGCTGCGACTGCCGTTACGATTAAGCCAATCGGGTTGGCAGATAAAACAGTATTAAAGATACCGAACGCTCCACTTGCTCCCATAGTTGCCGCCGCATTCGCAGCTTCTGCGGTAGTGAGTGCACCGGTTCTTACGAACTGAGCTAGCATTAAGCCATTCGTGATAGCTAGAGTTGCATTCCTGATTGTTTCAATTCCTTTTATTACCGCTAAGACAGCTTTATATCCTGCCCATGCACTTGTAATGCCTACAACAGCCGATTTTAAGGCATCTAATGCAAGAGGTGAATCTTTTAACCAAGATGTAAATTTACTAAGACTTTCAGAGGCATCCCTGATAAAACCTGTGATACTTTCAAAGGCAATGCCTAGCAAATTCACTCCCTGCTCTCCGTCTTTGATTCCTAAAAGATCTCCAACGAAATCAACAACAATACTTGCAACATTACCAGCAACAACCCCGATATTCTCAAAAGTTACTCGGATATTGTCTGCGATGTTGACAATTTGATTAGCAGCACCCTCGCTAAATCCAAGCATGGTCAGGATATCAATGTTATCTTGCTTGCTCAATGAACCAAAGATCATATCAAAGAAGGTTTGAAAGACACCTGTTACTCTCGACAGTTGACTATAGACTGCACTTCCAAAGGCATCCCCAAAAAGCTGAGATGCAATCTGACTAATTCCTTCAGTCAAAACTAAGCCAAGGCCAGAAAAAATATTTCCAACCATTGGTAAAAAATTATCAAAAAGAAAGGTAGATGTTGTCTTAAGCAAAGCATGCAGAGAAGGTAGGATATTCTCCCCTAGCGCTAACTTTCCAAGTACATTCTGAGCTGCAGCTTTCATGGATTCAAAGGAGCCACTAAAAGTAGATGCTGCCTCTTTGGCAGTTGTACCAGTGATGTCAAGATTTTCTTGGATAGCGTGGATAGCATTATAAACATCTGAAAGATTGTTAATGTCGTACTTGACACCAGTCAATTTCTGAGCGTCATTCAAAAGACGCTCCATCTCTTGCTTTGTACCACCGTAACCAAGCTTCAGGTTGTCCAGCATAGTGTAGTTTTGCTTAGCAAAGCCTTGATATGCCATCTGAATGCTCTCCATCGATGTCCCCATCTTGTTCGCATTATCTGACATATCAATCATGGCCATGTTGGCTGTTTCAGCAGCTTTGTTTGTATCGCCGCCCAAAGACTGCAAGAGACTCGCTGAGAAGCCTGTCACATTCTCCATGTAGGCATTAGCTGACAAACCTGTCGTCTTGTAGGCCTCATTAGCATATCCCTTAACCTTGTCAGCAGAACCTTTGAATAGAGTTTCGATACCTCCTAGAGATTGCTGAAGCGCTGCACCTTCACTGATAGCAGCTGAAAAGGCCTTGCCAATCCCTGCCGCTGCAATAACTTTCGTCATAACACCAACAAGACTAGAACCCAATGACTGTCCAGCACTTTGTCCTGCTGCACTCGCTTCAGGATTGAGGATTGATTGGATTTTACCAGTGATGCCTCTAGCTGAGGGTATCAATTGTACATAAGCCTGTGCTATTTCTGTAGCCACTAATCCTCACCTCCTATTTTTTCTAAAATTTTCTGACGATATTCTTCAAAGTCCTCACCAGAATCAAAGATCATCTCCTTGCTTTCTTTAGCTTTAGTTTTACCTGTCAGTTCCTCTGCAACCATTAATGGTTTGTTGATTCCTTTCTGACCGTCTGTCGTTTTAAACCAAACAAGAGCGGAAAGCCTATCAAGCACGCCCGCAAGCAAAAAGGTTTCAAAAGGAACATTGCTATTGGTCATTGCTAGTTTGATCCGTGAATCATCTCTCAGACCAAAAGCAAAAACAGCTACCTGGTCAACAGGTAACTGTCTGTAATCAAAAATTCCATAGGTTTCAGCTAAATCACAGATAAGAGCATCTTCATCTGTTTGAATCATTCTAGCAAGGAGCGCTATTTTTTTAACTGGTTCTGACTTGTGAAAATCTCACTAATTTCTGCTCCCATCTTGTCTAAAGGAACAATTCCATCAGCAGTCCGTACATGATTTTTCAAATCTTCCGATTTGTTACCAAGCATAAGTTTGACAACTTTTGGTAAAACTGCCGGATTTGTATCTACTTCAGCGATTGCTTCGAGCAACTCATAGTTTTCCAAGCGCTCTTTTGTGATTTTAAAAGCAAATCCAGTCGAAGTCACCCCACGGATTGTTTTAATTTGTGGAGCAGCTTCTTTATTTTTCTTTTTGCGATTTTGTTTTGACATAGTTAAGCTCCTTTGATGTACTCATAGTGTGTGTCGTCAGCAGCGTTAGGGAAAGCAGTTACTGTCGTACCGTAGCCAAGAACACTTCCATCGTTATAAGTGATTTCATCGATGGCAGTTACTTTTCCTGAAGGGATAACAATACGTTTAAGTACACCACCTTTTAGGACTGTTTCGATAACCAGACAGTGGTGTGGCAATTCTTTTGAGTTTGCCTTAATGGTAATTCCTGATGACAAGTCCCCAGATACATTATCTGATCCATAAACTTCCTTCAAAACTTCTACATTCAATGCTTCAATCAGCATATATTTGAATGTGTCTGTCTTTTCCTTTTGAACTGAACTTACAACGACACCACCCCATGCCTTAATATTTTCTGATTCTGGGGAGTTGCTATTGGTCATACCATCTTCTGAAATATAACCTAGTGCTTTAAACGCATCATCTAATTTTGTAGTTGCGTCAGTCGGCAGTGCTGTTCCAAGGGGCGCAGAATACACCGCACCTCCGATTTTAGGTTTTGCAGTCGTTACATTTGCTTCTGTTGCCATTTAATTTCTCCTTTTTTAAAAATAATTAATATCAAATACGGCTTGATATCGATATTGTTTTGTTTCAGTGTCCGTAAAGTTGTAATCGCTATTTAGGTGGACACCACAGATTGAATCTAATTCAATCAACCCTTTAACAGCACTTTTTACTTTCACATTGAGCTCCGCAGCCTTTTGCATAGTTGGACCATAACTTTGGAAAGCAAAGGTCGCGCTACTAGAGTGATTACGCTCCTTACCACCAGTTTTTTGAATGATGACAAAACTGTCTGGAGCTTCAGCTTCATGCTCAAAAAATGACGGTACATCTAAATGACCGTCAAGATATTTCTTGATAATAATTTCAATCATCTAATGCACCGCCTTCAACAAAGTGTTATTTTTCAAATTATCCTTCTTCGCTTTTCGCGTTGCTGGATAAATCATAGCATTTGCCCTTGTCTTACCAATGTGGCTATCTTGTTCATAACCAGGGCCACATCTTTTTTTAATGACTGTCGCTTCTTTGTTCAGAATGTCCTGAATCTCTTTGGATTTCAAAAGGGCTCCTACACCCGCACCGATAAGCTTGACTTTGAAATTACTCATACGCTTCAACCATCACTCTCTTGTTCCATTCCAGAGGCATCATGGCTTCAATGCCTTCCAAAGGAATGCCAATCGTACGCCATTTTCTCCCAAAGAAACGAACTTCACGGTCTTTCCACTCGTTCTGGTCGCCTTTTGGGATGCCTAGTGTATAAGAAGCCTTCTTTCCGGTCAGATTGAGCTGATTAGTGACATCTTCTGTTGAAGCTGGGACAACCAGAACATTTTCTACTTGAATTTCAGTATTCTCATAGATTGGATGCCCAAAGTCATCCCTACCATTCTTGGTTTTCCCAATCAAAGTTACAGTAATTCCTTTAATCCGTCCCATAGATATCAATCACCCCATATCTTTG